CTGTCGTGTTCGGTCTGCGTACGGGCTGAGTCACATAGCGAATCTTTTGTTCGCTTGTACCTTTGACGGTTTCAATCAGTACTCTTTTCAGACTTATCCTGACACCTTTAAGTCTCATGGAGCGCTCGACATAGCTAATCACATCAATAAGTGGTCTCACCACCAAGCAGTGGATGTAAAGGATCATGACTTCCTTGTGCCGTGGTTCTTCATCGAGGAATTCTTTGATGTGTTGACGACTCGTCTGAGCACCAAATTGGTCGAATTCACGCGAATGTGCTGGCAGGCGCCCGCCTACTGTCCCAGTGCAGATCTCTACGGTCCTCCAAACCCTAGATGGCTCGGACACCCTCTCGTCGCTAGTGATTTCAATCACCGGTATGGTCTGCCCAGTGGGATAAACCACGTTGCATTCTTTGGTAAGCTGGGATGCGTCGCGTGCTACCTTATAAAATGGTATGACATAGGAATCCCCGTCCTAGGACGAGTGCGAGAAATACTCAAGTGGCAGCATCCTAGAGGCGCACTACTGGATACAGGCGATGACGCTGTGTCCTGTTTCCCTGACGAGGCCACCAAAGAAAAGTTCCGTCTCTCTCTCGCCAAGCCTCAATACTATCTAACAGGTGAGGAACCCCTTGGATACCAGGGACATACAATGTGGAGGGACACACCTAACGAGGGGCCCATACATGTTAGTCTCAGGCCAGAAACGTACATATCAAACCCTTTTACACGTGAGAGGGGTTTGGATAACGAACGCTTCTCCCCTTTCTGGGCCCGGGGCGTTGAGGCACGTGAGGTCACCTTCTCAGGAATCCCCAATTACGGTCTGTTGCGAGAAGCGTGGAGACGCAATTTCCGCGACAGCCTCGGTTACGATTACGACCAAGCTGTAAAATCTCATCCCAACTACAAAAAGGAGTTACCCCCCGGGCTTCTCACTGCGCGTGATCTTGACGTACTTGAAGACCCAAGTAAGTTGCATTACAAGTACGCGCAGGGGGAGATCGATCCACGGATTGAGAATCTCTTCACCAAGAAGATCGAACTAAAGGAATATTTCCATCACGTACAACACCTGATTAAAGCACCACTAACCACATAACACACAACACAATGAAAAGAAAGAAACGAGAATTGGGCTCGGTAGGGGAACTACTCGAGCAGGCAATACACTCACAGACTACGGAGAAAGGGGAAGACAAGCAAGCAGCGCCAACCAAGGAGTACGTGCGGGTAACCACCCCTGGTTACAGTCGCGTCGCGACCTTTGCCATGCCGAAGGAGGCAAAGAAGATCCAAACCACGGAGGATTTTGGGGTTGTGGCAGTCACAGCGGACGAACAGACCCTGAAGGAGCAAACATTCGGGTTACTTCGTCTGCCTACTGGTGTGACCGCTGTGGTTGGTTCTGCGCGCTCGGGCAAGACCACTGTTCTGCGACACATTTTAGCTGGAGGTGCACTAATAGGCAACAAGGATGTTGCGTTTCCTGTGCGCTTCATACGAGCGATTGAACCTGCAGAGGGAGCGCTTGATCCCAACTCCTTCGCCACCGAAACGCCCTCGGAGACGTGGACTGCGATACTCATCGCGTTGGCACAGCGAACCGGATTGTTGGTCATCGACTCAATGTCCTTCGCTGCCTTTGCTG